ATTTGTAAATAATTCTTCTTTAAGTGGTTTATTTTCTAATGAAGATAAATCTATTTTTTTAGGTTCACCGTTATATTCAAATGAATATTCTGATCCGTATCCTAAAATACGATCTGTAACCATTATAGCGTTATTATCTCCAATTAATAAATCATCAAAATTAATTTTTGAGACAATTAAGGATTTCATTAACTTATCTAAAACAGTACCATTTTTAATATATGATTGATTTGTTAAGATATCCTCTTCCTTAGCGGTCATATATTTCATTTCAAGAGTACCTTTTGCTAATTCAGAATCTTCAGGGTAAAGTAAACCTTTAGAGGGTAATTCAATGGTTTCTGTTGGTAATTTAAATTTTTCGTCCATAATTTTTATTTAATATAACTTTATTTGTCTTATATACATATATTAAAGAGTAGTAATATTATCAGGGTTTACGTTAAACGATAAAACTCCTTCTACTTTTAATATTTCTTTGCGTATTTCTAGCATTTTTGATCTATCAAATCCACCTTTTGCAATCCAAGGATGTCCATCTACTTTAACAGTCATTAAAGCTTGAAATTTAGATTGGTCTTGTTGACTAAATTCTAAAGGTTCTTTAGATGATATAACTGTAATACCTGGGATAGAACGAATATCTGAATATATTTCTTTTTGTGGTCTTAAGTCAATGTTGGTAATAAGCATACCTATCATTTTAAACTTATCTTGATATTCTTCAGTTAAACGATGGTTTAATGTTTCTTTTACTAGCGCACGTAAATTATTTAATTTCATGTTGTGATATATGTTATAAATATGGGTAGATATAGTTTAATTAACGTGTTAATGTGATAATATATAATAAAAAAATAAAAGCTCCAACGAAAACGTTGAAGCTTATATAATTATTTTTAATTTTAATTTTAGTAGTTTAAGATACAATAATCTGGTTGTACTTCTAATTGAATATTTACTATTGCTCCGTCATCATCCCAATTATAATCTCCAAAGTTAGCACTTGTAACTATTGCTCCTTTAATTATCCATTCTGAAACAATATCTCCAACAGGACCAAGCACATTAAATGTTAAATCTTTTTTATAAAAATCAGAATAACCATCTCTACCCGTTACAGATTCGTGACCTAAACGTATCCATTCCATTACGGCTTGTGCTCCCGATGGTGTGATAGATTCAAATAAAGTCATTGAAATTGCACCCCAAATAGTTTTTCCTTTTACATAACGTTGAACGTTAATGTGATTAAGGGCAACTGCGTTTTGAGCTACATTTATTCCTCCCACACCTTTTACTAAAAATGATGGAATACCATCCATATAAAGGATAAAGCGATTAGATTGTTTTGGTTCAAACGCGGTAAAGAATATTTCGTTCGGATTTAAAATTGCCATTTTGTTTTTATTTTAATTTTGTTTTATTATAAATATTTAATAATTTAATTTTTATCCAGGAAATTCAGCTCCTGTTGGTAATAAGATAAAATCCAATGAAATAAATTCTGCTGTTCTAGTTGGTTGAATATAAATTTGACCTACTAATTGATTTTGGTCAATTACTGCGGGTCCATTATTTGATTCATCCATTATTATTTTATAAGCATACAATCCTTGTTTTTGTTGGATGCCTTCTAAAAATGGAGTTACTCTAGCTACAAATGAATTTCTTGTTGCTATTGTATTTTGTTCAAATACTACTGTATCAGCAATTTGACGAATATAATTTTTCATTTCAATCATCAAACGTCTTACGTTTACACGGTCAAGAGCAGATGCTTGTTTTTGTAATGTTTTTTGTCCAAATACTACAACACCATTTCTAGGTAATGTAGCTAATGGATTAATGTTATTACTGTATAATGAATCTTTATTAGCTTGAGTTAATTTAAATTGGGCTTGTAATACTGTAGATAACCCTCCACGATTTATTCCTGCTGGTGCAAACCAAGGTGCAGATACTTTATCATTGAAAGCATATACTCCAGGAATTACAGTTGAAGCAGGTACCCATACTTGTTTTCCTGTTGCAGGATCAACGATACGAACCCAAGGCCAATACGAAGCAGCATATGACGTGTTTCTGGTTTGAGCTTGCGTTATAGTAGTTGCAACTGTGCCATTATAATCAATTAAATCTAGTACATATAAATTATCTCCTCTATTTTGTGTATTTGAAATAATTGTAGATACTGTGGAGGTATGTTTGTCGTTTAATAAACCTGGGGTAAATAATAGATTAAATTGATATGCTTCTTTATTTCCGAATAGGGCAACCATTTTATCATAATCTGATGCTGCTAATCCTTGTGTTGTAGTGGTTATATTTTCATACATTGTTGTTCCTACATTTGAGGCAACTGTACCTGTAGCTCCACTAAATGATCCACTTCCATTTGCTGGTAAAGATCCTGTATATAAGGCATTTGAAACGGTTCCGTTTGAATCTAAATATGTTGGGGTGGGGTAATTAACAGCTTTAACTCTTACATATCTTGAATTATTTGGATAACTTCCAGATAATTCCATTTGAATATTTGTTGAATTATATGCTAATTTTTGATCACCAATTACTAAAGAAATAAAACGATCTGAATTAGGATCTAAATTAACTCCATTAAATGATTCAAGTATGTTTTTATTATTTATTGTGTCATTTCCTTGTCTAATTAATACATTAAATGTACCAGATCCTGTATTTGTATTTGTAATTTCAAATCGTATATTATCTTTTGAACCACTAACTAAAGATCCAGAAACTTCTGATCCGGAATTATTCATAATAATTCCTTGTGAAATTGTTTCTAAAGTAAATGGAGATAAACCGGTAGTTGGTCCTGATGAACCAGTTGGTATTAAAGTACTAGTTGCAGAAGTATATGTTCCACTTGCTACTCTAGCTACTAATAATGAAGATCCCCCATAATTAAAGTAATTATATGCTGCAATTGAGGTTAAATATGAATAATTTATTCCTCCACTTACGAATGAATCTCCAAATAATGATGTATATTGTGAGTATGAAGTTACTAATGTTGGTACTTCAACAGGACCTTTAACTGTTGGGCCTATAATAGCGGCTCCCGCTTGTACAGGTTGTCCTGTCAAAAATGTTTGATCTAATTCATTAGTAGTTACACCTGGTGATACTGTAAAGTTTGCCATTTTATTTTTTTATTATAAATATTGATTTTTTTATTAAAGTATACTACTAAGCAGGAAACACTGCACCTGTAGGTAATATATTAAAATCTAAAAGGATAAATTCTATAGTTCTAGTGGGTTGTAAATAAATTTGTCCTACTAATTGGTTTTGATCTACAACAGAGGGTGGGTTATTTGATTCATCCATAATTACTTTAAAACTAGTTAAACCTTGTTGTTGTTGAATAGATGATAAATAAGGATTAATTATTGCTAATAATTCACTTCGTGTATTTGCATCGTTTTGTTCAAATACAAACGTATCTGCTACTTGGGATATATAATTTTTTAACTCAATTAGCAAACGTCTTACATTTACACGGTCTAATGCGCTTTTTTTCTTTTGTAATGTTTTTTGTCCAAATACTACAATACCTGCACCTGGAAGTGTTGCTATTGGGTTTACATTTGATTGATATAAAGTATCTCTATTCCCTTGAGTTAAAATGCGTTCAGATTGGATAACAGTTGGTAAAATACCTCTGTTTATACCAGCGGGGGCAAACCAAGGTGCAGCAACACTATCATTGAAAGCATATACACTAGGGATCATTGTTGAAGCGGGAACCCAAACTTGATTTCCTGTATTAGGATCAACAGTTTTTAACCAAGGCCAATAAGTAGCCATATATGGTGTATTATATGAGGATACTGTTGAAGTTACATTAGTTATCATTGCATTATATGGAACTAAATCTATAATAGCTATAGCATCTCCTCTTTCTTGTACAGTGGTTTGGATTTGTGTAATAGCAGTTGATGAGGGAGCTCCATGAAAACTTATTAATCCAGGAGCAACTAATATATTGTATTTGTATGCATCTTTATTTGCTAATAAAGAAATAGATTCAGTATATGCATTTGCTGTAAGACCTTGGATATTATTTGATGTTATAGTTTCATAATAATTACCTGCAGAAGTTGGGATGTTAGTTCCTTTAGCTGACCCAAAAGATCCACTTGATATTGATGGGAGAGAACCTGTAAATTGAGGTTGGAAAACTCCATTATTATCTAAATAATTTGGGGTAGTTTGGTTAACTTGTTTAACTCTAATAATTGAGGAATTATTTTGAAAACTTCCAGTTAATTGAACATAGTATTCTCCATTATCAGAGCGGATAGTTTCAACTTGATTACCTATTACTTTTTCAATATAGTTTGCAGCAAAAGGATCTAATGATAATGGACCCCAACTTTCTACAACTGATTGATTAATATCTGAGTCATTTCCTTGTCTAATAAGTAATGAAAAAGTTCCATCATTTATGTTTTGTGATGATATTTGCCATCTAAAATTATCGGCTGAACCACTTAGTAATGTTCCAAATGAACCTGTAGGACCTGTGCTGTTCATTATTATTCCCTCAGATAATGTTTCTAATATAAAGGGAGAAGTATTATAAGGAGAACCTGCAGAATGAGCTGATGATGAAATAAAAGAAGAGGTAGCAGGAGTCCAATCTAAAGATGTACTACCACTTACTACCCGAGTAACAAGTAATGTATTTCCTCCACTATTAAAATAATTATATGCTGCAATAGAGGTAAAATATGTGTAAGTTTGACTGCCACTTAAAAATGTAGAGCCAAATTTATTTAAATAATCACTATAAGTAGTACATAAAACAGGAATACCAACTTTACCTTTTGGTGTTGGGCCTATTATAGCGGCACCAGCTTGTATAGGTTGTTGGGTTATAAATGATTGATCATTTTCTATAGCTAATACACCAGGTGATACGATTGTTTCCGCCATTTGTTATAAATTATTTTTATTATAAATATGGCAAAAATTTGAATATATTAATTTGATTTAATAATTTCGCCTGTTTCTGGGTCAAGACTAAATTTTCCGTATTTATCAAATAAAGTTTTGGTAAATTCTTTTTCTTGATTTGATATCTCTGTTAGGTATGATTTTGCTGATTCATATCTGTTTTCAACTTGGATTTTAATCATTGAAATTTCACCTAACTCTACTACTAGAGATTGGGATTTGTTTTGGATTTCTTTTAATGTAGTTTTTTCTTCTTCTGTTAAAAACTTTTTTTCTGTAACTTCTTGGATAATTGGCATAATTTTTTTATTTATAACGTTATGTTAATAAATATATAAATTTATTTTCCTTGAGCCACATATGGTTTAACATAGTTTTTACTATTTTTACTTTTGCTAAATTTTGTTTTAGCATGGACGCCTGGTCTTTTTACTTTAGGTTTTCTTACAAATGAAATTGTTGCTTGTGATTTTGCTTTTGCTGCCATTTTATAAATTATTTGTTGTTTCTATTCCTATTATAACTTGAGATTTACTATTATATTTTTTAATTGCTGTTAATTCTTTTTGGATTGTGTCCGGTACTACATATCCAAATAATTTAATAGAAAATGTTCCTTTTACAATTCTATTTGTATTATCTGTAATTTCTACAGTTGTTGCATATGAATCAATAGATGCTTTAAATTTAAAACGTTCAGGGTCACCCCAATATGAATCTGAAGCATAGTTAACGGCCTCAATTATTTTATTTAACTGTTCAACATAATATGTTTGGATAGTACAACTATATGTTAAAGTTACATAATCAGGTACCACATTTACTATAAATTGTTCTGTTGGAACTCTATTATTTAATAAATTAAAATTTGAATAATCATTTTTTCTATTATATGTTTTTTTAAAAGATGTATATAAATGGGGTGTATTAGCATCTAATTTATTTGAAAGAGAACGATTTTTATCAATTGTATCTCGTTTAAACATAATTAAAGGAGACATAATTGCACCATTTTTGTCTTTATAGTATCCATCTTTTTGAGTAGATTTCCATCTTTCAGGAGAACCATAAATTACAGGTACTGCTAGTTTTACACCATTTTGTAAAACAGTAGGTCTAATAACATTTTGGAAATAATACATTATTGATTCGTCTATATCCTGTAAACCTAAAGTAAATGGTTTTGTTGTATCATCTTTAAATGACATTTGTAAAGATCGATTAAAATCAACTCCATTTTGATCATTTGCAGAAAATTGATTAAATTCTGTTTGAATATTTGGGTTACCTAAAGATTGACCTGTTTCAGGAGAAATATAAGGATCTACTAAACCATTTGATATCTCTTTTTGAGATTTTGGTTGTGGTTTTCTAATTGATGGCATAATTTTATATCCTTTCTTTAGTTATACCTACTTTATCTGCAGGAACATAATGGCATACACACATTATTGATACGTTAGTACCAAAATTTTCTAGTCCTGGATTTAACGGATTAATATCATATGGGTATGCAGGATCTTTACCTACAAATAATTGATTAGCATTTGTATTTTCAACTTCCCAGTATCCTTCGTACCACATTATTATATCACCTACATCAGGGATTAAATTAGCATCAACTAAATCGTCTCTGAAGAATTTAAATGTCATTGGACGATCATAATCTACACCCATATCTCCTGTAGGAGAAGTATTATCACCTCTATCAACAAGCATGTTTAAAATAACAGGTTCTGTATAATATTTTGCACCTGCTGATTCACCATAGATATTTACTTTAGTTTCTGCTGTTTTAAATTGGTAATACACGCACTGTTGAGTGATAATATCATGTAACAACTCACGGTTAATGTGTCTAAATAATGAAACGTCTCGAGATGTGCCGTAAAGAGCCATACTATCCTATAAAAATGGTCATTGGTACTTGTGCTATAGTTTTATTCTGGTATTCTGCTTCAAGTGATTTATTTTCAAGTAAAACTTTACGTGATGTTGTATCTAAATATGCTCTTAAACGTTCAATTAATG